GGTTTGGAATAATATACTTTTGACCTGCGCGAATCGTATAACTGTATGTTAGAGGAATACCTTCAATAAGTTCGATATCGTTGAACGTATAAGTACCACCAACAGCAACAGTAGTAACGTCAGATGTGTTATAGAAAGTGTAAGATACACCATCAATAGAAGTCAAGAACGGTTGGTTAGCTGGAAGAGTAATAACGCTCTGGTAGTATGTCGGAGCAGTAATAGTCGCATTAACATACGCTTTTGCGCAAGCTGCAGACGCTGGAACATAACCAAGAGTCTTTGCGATAGAAACAACAGATGCACGTTTGCTAGCTGAGTCAAGGAACATCTCGTTGACAGCTAAGTTAGTGTACAGGTTATTGTAGTGGGTGTTATATGCTAACAAGTCCAATAGGATGTTGAAAGAAGAACCTTCAAAATCATAGTCTTGGAATTTCTCTTGTGATGAAAGGAAGGTCTTTAAATTATCCTTGATTTCGTCAAAGTCTAGTGCATTAACTTTAATGCGTTTTGATGTTTGTGCCATTATCGTGTTCTCTCTAATATGAAGTCAAGAGTTATTGGACGTTCAGTATTTACAATTCTAAAAACCACGTTGATATATAATGAGTTATTTTCATCAGATGCAATAACATTGACATCAATCAAATTAACTCTCGGTTCAAAGTTAGAAATAATGTCGATAATAGCTCTACGAGCCATCTTCTCAGTAAGTGGTGTGAATGGTTCAAATAGTAGTTCTCTAATAGGACTACCGATATCGCTATGAAATGGTTTCTCATAGTGTCGAATTTGTAGCAAGTTCTTTACAGCTTGCTTGATAGCTTGTTCATCGTATTTTGCGACAAGATCGCCCGTCACAGGGTGCGGTGCGAAGTTAAAGTCTAGATCCGAGAAAAGTCTTGTATTACGTGCCATAGTTATTATTTATTCTTATTCTAGGAAACTATTGTCAGATCCTTTAGCAATAACGTCACCGTCTGCCAATGGATCGCCGATTCTTGCAACATAATAACCTTCAATTTTAGTCTTTTTAGAACCCTTAGTTGGGTATCTTACATCCTGAGGGTGAATTGTATTACCCTTTTGATGCATAATAAATTGACATGCCTCGTCTACAACTCCTGGTTTCTTACCATTAAACTTAGTCTTAGAAACAGGTGAAGTCACCATGGTAGTTGGAGGGAATCCATCGTGCCCAGTTGATTTATCTCCGATAACTGCGATTCCTGGCATATTAAACCTTCATAATGAATGCCAACGAATAATATGGTGGCAGGTTTCTATTTGTGCCGCTAGAACCTGTATCAGTAACTGTTGTAGAAACGACAGTAGTAATAGTTGGAGTATGAGTGTGAGAATGAGAGTGCGAAATGGTTACTGTATTGTATTCTGTATTAACTGAAGAATAAATGTTGTCAGCGAAAGTGTTACCAGAAGTTGCACCAGTATTAGCACCAGAACCGTTTGCATATAAACCAGAATCGCTTGTCCAAATACTTGCTGTCCAAGAATCTGAATCAGAAGATAAAGAACCTGTAGATGTAGCAGACGAAGTAGCACTATGTCCGTGAGTAACAACAACCGAGTCTTTATTACCGCCAGTTTTAGTATCTGCTCCAGTAACGAAAGTTGAAGCTGAGTATGTCGAATCTGATCGAGCACCAATAACAAACTTATCTCTTAAATCTGGCGTGCTATTAGTTCCATCACACAATCTCCAACCAGAAGGGATTGTGGAGATAGTACCAGACCACATGATAATACAACCAATAGGAATAGCTGAGAAGTTAGCAAGCTGAGTTGTTAAGGCTGCAATTGCAGTATTGATAGATGTAATAGAATCTGCTTGTTGATTAACTGTAACTTGGATAACATCAAAGTTTGCGTCAAGGTCTGCTAATTGAATAGCACCAGTTCTCAGTTTAAAGGAATTTGGAATTTGCATGTTAAATCCAGTTAATTAAAACGTTAGATGAATTCTTCCACTTAACAATAGCTTCATTAATACTATTTATCCATTGTTTAAAAAGTGCTTCATCTGGAGCAGCCGTGTTAGACAAGTAACGAAGTAGCAGCTCTTTATTCAAATCCCAGTTATTATTTACATCCTTCGTGTATACTTTACTTGTAATCAAATTACCTTGATTGTATACATTAGCTGTATATGTGAAAGTCTTTTTAGGAGTACTGTCTGGTCTATACTCAATAACTTGTTCTAGTTTCTGCAAGTCGATTTTTCTAAAGTTATTCACAGTAATAAATTCGTTTGGAACAGCTTTAGTTTTATACTTAACAAACATATCAAATACATCAGAGTAATAACCAGAAACGTTGTTACCACTGATGAAAACGTTTTCTGGGTTTGGTTCTGATGGTACTAAAACAACGGTATAAATCTCTGAAGGGTAGTCTGTATCTGAATATGTGACAGAATGAGAGAAAGCTGCATACTCGTCAATTATAGGGAATGTAGATAAATTCCCTGGTTGAATTGACCAAACAGCAGCCATTATACTGTACCCTTCGGTGGGATAGAACTAATCAAGAAGAAACCAGCTGGTAGACCCTTAGCATTACGCTTGTATGTCTTATCGTTTACCATAGTGAACGCCATCTTACGGTTGTTATCCTTACGATACGAAATATGCATCCAAACAGAATCAGGTGCACGGTATTCCAAGATTAGTTGGTCATAAACGATCAACGGCTCAATCTTCTGAATCATCTCGTATGTCTTAGTATATTTGTCTGGAATCTTCAGAACAATATCCACACAGTGACCCTTACAGTGGTCAGATGTTGGAGACTCATTCTTAACAACACCCTTCAAACGATATCCTGAAGAAATAACCCACTGTGTACCATAACCAGAACGTCCACCTGGCAACACATCGATAATTGGTTCAATAACGTTGTTAGCAGTTTCAGCTAAGTTACCTACAATTTCCTGTACGGTGTATAAACGTTCCTGACCTCCAGAAGCTGGCTGTAACATTTGTGGTGTCAAGATGTGCTTCTTATCAGCAATCATCATACCAAGAACAACGTTCTTAGATAGACGGTAGTCGTTAGTGAAGTCACGAGTGTTCTGAATATCACCTTTATCAACAGCGATAGGTTTACCAGAACCACCAGTTGGGTTCGGCGCAGACTCATCAGCTACTGGAAGAACAACGGCACCGACAATACCTTCAGTGGCAGCTTGTTGTTGTCCAGCGGCACGACCTTCTGGTGTATCCCAATCATCTGGTGTTTCCACAACAGCTTTCTCTTCGAACTCTCTTGGAGGTGCGATAGAGTAACCGATGACTGTATTCAAGGGAGTTCCTGCAGGCGGTGGAGTTAATTCAACGTTTGCCACATCAGTTGCGCTTCCAGCACTTACACCGAAGTTACCTTCAGAGTAATTCATGTTGAACGTACCAGCAACGTTAATATCTGCATCACCTTCAGATTCAATAGCAACCTTGGCACCCTTGGCTGAGTAATCGCCAGCAGCTTGAACTGTATAATCTGATTGAGACTTCATGATGAGGTCGCCAGCATCTAGCTTCAACGCACCACCAACTTTGGCTAAGAAGTCTCCACCAACCGCTAGAGATACATCATTAGCTACACCAATATCTAAATTGTTACCAACCGTCAATGTGGCATTTTGTTCAACCTTAACTGTTGCATCAGAACGTGCGTAGATATTAGTCTGCCCATCAACGGTGATATTACATTCGCCTGCAACGTGGATACAACCGTTCTGTTCCATCAGAACAAAGTTATCGCCAACGATATAATTTACCTGTGTACCGTTTGCGTCAACCTCAGTAAATGTACCTGAACGGTGATATGTGTTAACACGTTCTTGGCCAGGAGTATCATCAAACTCTTGGATATGACCAGATTCAGTTTCGTAAACCTTATTGAAAGGATACTTAGCACCGAATGGAGCCGCAGGTTGATCCCATTGCCCACCGTTGGCAGTTGGAATACCAACTTTTCTGTTAGCGTCTTTTAGC